CTACCCCTTTTCTATATCCCATAAGGGTTTGCGGGAACTGGCGCCGACTGGCCACGATTTACCCCGATTGGAAACGACCACGCACAGTGGCGAGCGATCAGCCGCTACCGAGATTGGGGCCTTTGCTAAAAACATTTTGGGCGTGGATTTGATGCCGTGGCAGTTGCGCGCATTGCATGGGCAAACGTCTATTGCTGATGATGGCGCACGGCCTCGAGTGTCTTTAGTTTCTGTTGCGCGTCAAAACGGTAAGACCGTTGCCATAGCCAGCCTCATTGGTTGGTGGCTTGCTACACAGGGAAAAGAGCGCGGGCAACCTCAAACCGTTATTAGCGTCGCGCACAAATTGGATTTGGCTACCGCGCTGTTTAATTATTTGGCGCCAGTACTTGAGGCGAAATTTGGGGCCGAGGTTTCGTGGTCTTATGGCCGGCAGAAACTCACTATGCCCGATGGGTCAATATGGCACGTTAGAGCTGCAACACCGGGCGCGGGTCACGGTTACAGCGTAGACCTACTGGTAATAGATGAGGCGTGGGCGGTATCCGAGGAAGCCATAGATCAGGGTTTGCTACCTGCGCAACGTGCGCGTAAAAACCCTTTATGTTCAATGTGGTCTACGGCTGGCGATCAGTCAAGTACGGCCATGCTTAGATGGCGCGAGCAAGGTTTACGCGCAATAGATGCAGGCGTGCCGGGTACTTTATATTTTGCCGAGTGGTCACCAAACCCAGCCACCATGGATTTAATGACGCCAGCCGCATGGGCCTACGCAAACCCCGCGCTAGGGCATACCTTGGAAATGGAAGTAATCCAAGGCGAAAGCGAAGCACCAAACCGTAACGCGTTTCTTAGATCGTCGGTTAATACGTGGACTGCTAGCGCCTCATCGTGGCTCGAGCCGGGGCAGTTTGCTGCATGTCTCACTACCGATACCGCACCCGCTGGCGGTGTTTTGGCTGTAGAGGTAGGCGAGGATAACGCCCTATTTTATGGCGTGCGTGCCGTGATCTCGGGAACTAAAACCCATGTGGTAACCGCGTTTGTGGCCGACACTATGGCCGAAATGTGGCGCAACGTGGAATCCGAAATAGCCAAGGCACCAAACATAAAACTTGCCATAGTGCCATCGTTAGAAGTTCATTGCCCACCGCATTTAAGTCGGCGTAGCGTGATCGTGGGCTACCGAGAGTTAAACCGTTGGACTGCAGCTGCACGGTCAATCATCCTTGAGGGCCGACTATTGCATAACGGCGATCATTTACTAAGCGAACACGTCGAGCGCGCAGTACTTGTAAAACACAACGGGAATATAGTTATTAGTTCGCAAAGGTCACCCGGCGCAATCTGTATGGCACGTGCGTTGGTGTTCGCTGTAGCGCTAGTGGGCAAACCTGCCGCTATGGGCAAACCCATAATAGTTAGCGCTAACCGCTAATATCGTTTGCGGTGTCGGCTGGATGTACCTCGCCTTTTCGTCGGGAATTGTCTAGGCCCAGCCGATGCCACCAAACATTTACTAGATATGGCAAACTAAACCTATGGGCCTTTTCACACGTGCAACTACCGACGCCGCGCAACCAGTAGTAAAGGCTGCAGCCGGCAGCAATGTTGGCATGTCACAGTTAGACAATTTCTACGCGTTTACACAAGGCAACACCCGCCAACGTGCAATGAGCGTGCCGGCAATTACTCGAGCGCGTGACCTGTTGGCCAGCGTCATTGGTTGCACCCCGTTAAAAATGTATAACGAAATGTGGAACGGCGAGGAAATGGAAGAGGTAGATATTGCGCCACGTAGTTGGTTGCGCCGTCTAGACCCATCGCTACCGAACAGCACACTATTTGCGTGGTTATTTGATGATTTATTTTTCACGCAGCGAGCCTTCCTCGCCGTTACAAAGAGATCGGCTGATGGGTTTCCTATGGCGTTTCAACGCATGCCTAGCGCAATGGTGCTAACACAAGATCAGGCAGGCCCGGTATTTTTCGCGCCGTCTAAACAAATTATGTTTAGCGGTTTGCCAGTAGATCACCGCGACGTCGTGCAGTTCATTAGCCCTATACAAGGTTTGTTATACACAAGCCCTAACGCTGTTTTAACATCGCTAAAACTTGAGGGTGCGCGGTTGCGTTCAGCTGCTAACAGTTTGCCTAATGGCGTATTGCGTCAGGTTGGCGGCGAGCCTTTATCGGCCGACGAGCTGCAGACGCTCTCGCAAAGTTTTGAGGCCGCGCGCATGACCAATACCGTCGCTGCTCTAAACGAATTTGTTACCTACACCGAAACAACTACAGACCCAAGCAAACAAATGCTGGTTGAGGCATCCGAGTATCAGGCGTTAGAAATTGCGCGCCTTGCTAACTGCCCGCCATATTTGTTGGGTGTTGCTACTGGTTCATACAGTTACCAAAACAGCACACAAGCCCGGCAGGATTTGTACATGTTTGGCGCCAAATTGTTTATGGACTGCATAAGCGAAACACTTAGCGCCGACAACGTGCTACCGCGTGGAACATATGTCAAGTTTGATATTGACGATTACCTAAGCGAAAACTATTTAATGGAAAAAGAAAACGAAAGTTACGACACCGCAGAAACGGGAGTAATGCCTAATGCTTAAATTAACTCAACAAGAATTAACACTCGATGCCGCTGGCCCGGATGGTATGCCACGCCGCACCTTGGCTGGTTTAGCCCTGCCGTACAACGTCGAGGCAACCGTAAGCGATGGCACCAAGGTTATGTTTATGCCGGGCAGTCTCAATGCTGGTGGCAAAATGCCTAAACTTTATTTGGGGCATGACAGCACGCAGGCCGTGGGCTTGGTAACGAGCATGGTGGATACACCGGGCGGCATGATGTATGAGGCTCGCATTAGCGAAACCACGCTAGGTAATGAAGCGCTGGTATTGGCTGCCGATGGCGTTTTAGACGCTGTATCTGTTGGCGTAAACCCAACCAAATTTAGTTACGACGAAAACGGCACCATGGTTATTGCCGAGGCGTCATGGCAGGAATTATCGCTAGTGCCATTTGGTGCGTTTGCCGGGGCATCCGTAGATCGGGTTGCCGCCAGTATCCACCAAGAGGAAACTGAAGTAGTGTTAAATAGTGAACAGGAACCCGTAGAGGAGATTAACGAAATGTCACAGCCAGTAGAAACCCCAGCCGTTATCGAAGCAGCACCAATGGCGCAACCATTGTACGCGCAAGCACGCAATTTTAAGTTGCCGTCGGCATCTGAATTTATTGCAGCAACTTTTCAAGGTGGCGGCGTACTTGCAGAAATGAACGCACGTATCCAAGCAGCTGCACCAAACATCACTACTTCTGACACACCCGGCATCCTGCCCGAAATTATTACCGGCAGCGTGTTTGATGGGCTTAACCCAATCCGCCCATTTGTTAGCGCAATCGGTTCACGCGCAATGCCGCAGAGTGGTGCAACATTTCGCCGCCCTGTAATCACGGTTCGCCCAACTGTTACGCAACAACCAACAGGCCAACTAAATACGCTTGACCCAAGCACCGTTACAGTTGCAAACAACAACGTAAATAAATTGACGTTTGGAACATACGTCACTATGTCGGAACAAGATCTCGACTGGACTGACCCAGCCTCAATTAACATCGTTCTTAATCAGTTGGCAATCGCCTACGGCCAAGCAACCGACAACTACGCAGTAGACACTTGCCATGCAGCAATTACACAAACCTCGAGCGTCGCAGACACATCAGACCCAGCCGACTGGATCGCAGCGATTTACGATGGTGCGCGTCAGATCAGTGCAAGCAGCAACTACTTGCCAACGCACATGGTGGTAACACCTGCAACATGGGCAGCACTTGGCTCGCTTGTAGACACCACAGGCCGACCAGTATTCCCACAGATCGGCGCAATGAACGCACCGGGCGAATTGTCAGCAGCTAACTGGAACGGAAACCCACTCGGTTTGGTTCTCGTAGTAGACAAGCATGCGCCGGGTTCATTCATGGGCCACGCCGCTGGCCCTGCAGCAGGGTTCGAGTTCTACGAACAGCAAAAGGGTGCAATCTCGGTAGACGTGCCAAGCACGCTAGGCCGCACAATCGCTTACCGCGGTTACGCTGCAGCGTTCATGGCAGACGCTACCAAGTTCGTTAAGTTCGTCTGATAATCGGAAAAGAGGCCAGTTATGGCCGCTTACACGGTCACACATAAACAGTTACTTAGCAATTACGCGGTACTGCAAACTCTTACACCTAATGATTTAGTTGTAGGCGGAACCTTTACGGTTGGTTCCGTTGCAGTACCGTTTAATGGCACGTTTGTTTGCTATGACAAACCCGAGTACCTATTCATCGGTATTGACGATGAGGGCGATCTACTGTTCAACTACGAGATACCTGTACCTAATCAGGTGCTTTACGCTTGCGTAGGTACAGACGTACAGCGCACCGCGTCTACTGGCACCATTACGTTTACCGAAACCTGCACATGGATTACAGCCGCACAAATTGAGGACTGGCTAGGCATCGGCACAGCATCGGCGCTCGACACCACGTTTCTTACTCAATGCGCGTCAGCTGCCAACAGCCTTGCATTTACGCGACGCCAAGAGGCTGGTTACATTGACAGCCTCACCACGTCACCTAACGGGCAAGTCACCCTTGGCACCATTTCACTAGGCGGGTTTTTCTACCGTCAGCGTGGGGCCGTAACCGACTTTGCCACGTTTGATGGCATGTCTGCCGGTGCCTCGGTAGGTCTAAGCCCGGCAATTAAAATGCTGTTGGGTATCCCTAAACCAGCGGTGGCATAATGCCCGTTGCTTACACCGACCTATTTAATGAGGCGCTAGACGATCTAGCAGCCTCGCTAACGAGCATTACGGGCTTACAGGTAGTAACAGACCCTAGAAACCTTGTACCGCCTTGTGCGTTCATAGATGCCCCTACGTTTAGCGTTTATGGTGGCGGTGGCAACATCGTGCAAATGACCTACACGGTACGCATTATTACCCTTGGCCCGGGCAACCTTGACGCGCAACGCAACCTTATGCACCTAGCCAGTTTGGTGCTAGGAAAAAACGTGGCAGTAACCAGCGGGCGCCCGACTATTGCAATCATCGGCGGCGCCGAAATGCCAGCGTATGATTTAACAATAGAGATGCAAGCCCAAACGAGTTAGGACTAAACCCAATGGCATACATAATCATTAGCCCACGCGTAGGTGTACCCGGTGCAGAGTTTGACGCCGAAGGTGCAGAGGCCAACGGCATAAACATTGCCGCGCTAGTCGAGGGCGGGTTTATAGAACAATCCACAAACGAAACCGCAAAACCTGCTAAAACTAATAACAAGAACACACCAAAGGATTAAAGCACCATGGCCACAAGCACTTACCTAAGCAACCCAAACGTAACCGTTGGCGCAGTTTCGCTGCAAGACCAATGCCAAGGTTTGGTTTTTACTCGCACCATTGAAGCATTGGAAAGCACAGCGTTTGGAACTGGCTCGCGTTCATACGTGGCAGGCCTTGAAAACTCAACCCTGCAGCTTGACCTTTACGCATCGTTTGCCGCATCGGAAACCTACGCAACTCTTAAGAGTTTGGTAGGCACGCAGGTAACCGTTTCATGGTCACCATCGGCAACCTCACCGGGAACAGCAACCAACCCAACCATGACCCTTACTGGTGCATACTTGGAAGCCTTGCCATACACATTGGCAATGGGTGCGCTAGGCACCATGAGCGTTACCTTTACCGGTGGCGTTTACTCAGTAGTCGAAGTATAAATTAAAGCCGGCAACGGCCCGACACGAAAAGGCGCATAATGCAACTACAACTTAAAGCCACGTTTAACGACGGCAGTTCACATGAAGTAACAACTAACTTAATGACCATTGTTAGTTGGGAACGCAAATTTAAGCGCAAAGCATCCGAGATGGCATCGGGTGTAGGCGTTGAGGATTTAGCCTATTTGTGTTACGAGGCCACACGGTTTGCAGGTATTACGGTACCGGCAACACTTGACGCGTTTATATCATCGTTGGCGTCTATTGAAGTGGTAGAACAACTAGACCCAAAAGCCTAAACGGCACGGTGCGTAGAGCGCTTGCCGAAATTTTAGTGGCAACAGGGTTTTGGCCTAGTGAGATATCATTCGAGT